GCATGTCCCAAAACACCCGGGATGTGACGTGGCAGTACCTCCAGACGCTATACATGCTTGGTACCACTATCACGTCTATCCCAGCAGACACCCTCTCCATGATTGAGGGTATCGCGAAGGATTGTGCGGATAAGATGCAGACCGAGGGTGGCTCGATCGACCAAGACGCCCTCATGAAGATGATGGGTGGTATGCTTGGTGGTCTCCCAAAAAAATAAACCTTCACATATACTAAATGAAGACCTGGTTCGATGATCCCAAGCAGCTCATAAATGCCGACAAGGTTTTGGAGTTTTGGCCAACTGGGGAACAAACCCCAGAGGATAGAGTGAACGCGGCATCTCGGTTTGTCATTTACACCTGCTGCATCCTCTACCTCACCCGTCGGGATCCTCGTATTTTCGTTTTGGGTTTAGCCATTCTGACCCTAATCATCGCCCTATACAAGTCAAATATGGTGAATGAGAAGTACTCCGAGGGGTGTAAGCTACCTACGGACGAAAATCCTATGGGAAATGTACTCATAGGTGATGCCCCAAATAGGTTGGAGGCGTGTTATTATGCGACAGCAAATCAGAAAATTGGGAACCAAATCCCCTTTGACGCGGGGCGCTCTCGCTCCCCCCTACCCAAATATCAGCGCAACTCTGTCGATAGACAATTTGTAACAAATCCAGTCACGACGGTACCCGGGAATCAGACAGCGTTTGCGGAGTGGTTATACGGTCCAAAGAATGGACCTATGTGTAAGAGTGATACCCGATTCTGTGACCCCAACGCGAGGGGGGTCCAACTTGAGGCATTTGGTGGATTAGATGATGGGAACAAAAGAAGTGGGATGTTTGGTCCAGCGTAGATAAATATTCTTATGTAATAATAAATGGCGTATCAGCTCCAACCTGGTCTTTCCATCGTTCAAAATAAGGGAGCCATCGCCCCAGTGAAGGCGACGGATGAGGTTTTCGTGTATCCTCAGCCCAGCACCCTCAACTGTGGTGGCTGCCGACACAACACCATGCTCTATGGTACCGCCCCTTACATGGCGGGTAAGGGTTCCCCAGCACAGCACATCGACACCAGTGATGAACTCCGCCCCCAAAGTACCTCCCGTTTCAACAAAACTATCGTCCCAACCTACGAGCGCCGTCTCTTCCCCCTCTCCAACATGGAGTGTAAGGTTCCACTACGCACCATGAGTTATGAACCATCGAGCACCCGTGCCGAACTTCAAAATGGTCTCTTTCAGCAAAGGTACGTTAATAAAAATATTAACAAGAAGTAAGAATGGCTGATCCCATATCGTTGATGGCTGTAGCAGGTCTCGTATACGCTGGTCGAAATCTGAGTAAACCAACCCCTCGGGAGACCCCTCGAGAGACCCCTCGGGAGACCCCACCTGTGTATGACACAGCACCCGTCGAATTTAAAGAGGAGGAGTTTTTGACGCGAACGGGGATTCCACGTAAAGTTGAGATGCAGAGTTTTGGGGATATTTCAATTCAACAGAGAAGTGGGGGACAGGAAATCCTAAACATGAGGAACCGTATGTACGATCAGGGTCGAATGAACAATCTCTCGCCAGTGGAAAAGCAAATGGTTGGACCGGGTTTGGGGGTCGACCCCAACGTTCCAGCCACAGGTGGGTACCAGCAGATGTTCAGGGTGAACCCAGTAAATGTGGGCGAGTACAGACTCACAACTTTACCAGGACGGACAGGTCCAGCTATGGATATAACCGGTGGCCGCTCCTCGGTTGTCGGGCAATTGACCCACAATAAACCAGAGACGACGGCACACCTCCCCTCCCGTTTACCCGCGATGCCCGGTCGCGCCCAGGGTATGTCCGCTGTCGTACCAAGGAATGAACACGAAAAGACGAAGAGAACTACCAACCGCTCGGAGACTGGTTTACGCACGGATGGACTGGGTTTCAGTGGTGCGAAGCGCTTCGTGTCGGCGCAGACGATGTCCCAAGATCCAACCCGTTTTAGGAGCGACCGCAATGATGAGCAGTACATCTACAACAATCAACCAGCACCAGGTATCACAAACTTCCGTGGTGCCTACGACAACACAGCGGCCTCCAAGGTTGTCGATAAGACTAATGAACAACTCATGAGGTATGGTTTCCGTCCAGAGGACCGTCGTGGTAAGGCTAACCGTATGGGTAATGCAGGTAGGATGAACGTTCGTGAGAGTGCCCTGAAGCAGGGTGGGCGGCTCACCGCGGTGCGCAGTGATACCACCCGCATCGATGGCCGAATGAACGCCGCGAACGGGGGGTGGACCCAGACATACCAGCAGAAGCCCTTCCACCAGTTCAACGCGTACAAGGGCAACGCGAATCCAAATAGCGGTTCCCTAGACATCGCCAAGAGGCAGCTCATGAATAACCCCCTCTCACACTCCCTTTCCCAGTAATACTAAGACCCTGGTCGTAATTAGAAACACTCATTAAAATTAAACCCAATTTTAATGAAGGTTGAGGCGGTGATGATTTGCACCGGTAAATTAGCGGGTAATCGCGAAAATTGGTTGGACGGGCTTGGAGACACGGGTCGACACACGAGAAATAATCATGTAGACGATGACCGAAAGGAGGGTGGTGAAGAGGGCGGTCAGGCCGTACTGGGTGAAGCCATTCTTGGGGGCCTTCACAATTTGGGTGACAATCCAGCGAACGAGGTCCATCCAAGACATCGCCGCGGCGAAAGAGAAACCGGCAACCACGGCGTTGAGGGACTGTGTTTCGAGCTCGGCAGTGACGATCGCGGCGGTATCGAGGGCAGTGTCAATAACACCAGACATTGTAAACTTTTATAGTATTAATTGGGAAAATTATTCTGGAAGTAAATCCTCTTTTTCTATTTTTTTGTACTTGGTCTTCCTGAGTGTTTTCGTTTTCGTGAAGATTGGTTCATCGTCGGATGATTCACTCGAACTTGATTCACATTCGTAGGACTTTAGTTTATCATTTGAGAAAGACCACGCCTCAGGCTCCCATGTGCTCATTACTATTGATGGCATTTTTTAACATGTGTTCTGCCGGGCTCTGGGGTTCCCAGGTATCCCAACGGTCGTACGCGTCGTTGATCTGGATAATCTTGGGGTCGACCCCCGAATACCTGACGAAAGTGGGGCATTCTTCTTCTGCAACTTCTTCAATCTCGACTTCATCCTCAGATTCCTCGTCATCGTACACCTCTGGGAAAAAGGACCCAATCTTCTGACCAACTGTATTCATAGCACAGTATTTGGATGCATATTCCATGTCTTCTGGAAGAATCACATCTCTTCCACAAGCCTTGCAGTATTCGGCCGCCAACACCATACTGTTCTCCATAACGGGCATCATGATGTCAATCATAGTGTTCATGTAGTTGGTGGCTTGGGTATTCCCCGCATCACCGAATCCAGTTTGCATATTCATCTTTAATGTTTAGTATAAAAAAGAGTTTCTGCAATTCCCTTGTGTACTCTAAGAACGTTATAGCTCTCGGCGTAGACACGAAATTGTCTGCTAAAATCGGGGCACGATGTTAGACTTAGGTTTACAACTTGCTCTTTTACCAAACTGAAATTAACCTGCCCCGTCGGGTACCACTCCTCTGGCTGAAGAGCGAAGCTGTACGAATAGAACCGCCTGATGAGTTGGGTCTTTGAATGGTGAATGGCAGCTTGGACACCCTTGAGGAATGGAACCGTTCCAGTATCTTTTGTCAGAATGTCCTGTCCATCCAAACTCAGCGTCAGGTGATCCAAGTTTTCGTACAGTATGTATTTACCATCTTGAACCTCCGCGGTGTTGTCATAATCAAAGGGTGTCACAAAATTACCCTGTGAAGTTCCATCCCCCGTGGTTCCCTGACGTTGAATGACAAAATACAACTCCTTCACCGGATTTACGAAATCCAATTTAGCTCGGAGACTGTTTTCCCCTAAACCGACACTGAAAACATCCTGTTGGAGTTGGGTAATGAGGTAATCTCTGGGGGTGTTTTCTATTTTCAGACGCTCGGAGGAATCCAAAAATACCAGATCCACGCAAAGTTGAAAGTCTTTTATTTTCAAAATCTCAGTTAATGTCGGAAGATCTCCCACAGAAGATATGACCAGTTCTCGGGCGTCCCTCAATTTAAATTCCACCTCGACTTCCTGTTTGGTAATTGCACACAGGGGTATAGCGAGTTCTGGGTGATTGTAAAAGTAAAATGGTAAATCGACAAAAAACTCTTCATCTTTCTTTGAACCCAACGTACCACGGGCTATAATCCCTGGGACGGAAACTCTCGAGTCGCTGGTCTGTAAAGGATATTTACCTATAAGTCTTTCGAGAGCAATCTGTTTTGTTTGGGTGACGTAGTGTTCCGAATATATCTGAAGATAATCACCTGTCAAACGTTGAATTGTCTTACCCCCCACAATGAGATCCACATACTCGATGAGAGCGTGTCCCACAGATTCAATATAATTGACACCAATAGTTTCTATTTGTGGAAGTGAAACCTTCAAACTTAGGGTTTTTAAAAGATCCCCCGCATTTTGTGGAACTGTAAAACGAATCACCTCCCCAAAATCAACTGGATTCTGTGGCTTGATGTCGATATACTGATTTGAAAAGTTTGAATGCTTCTTAAAACCCTCCAAAAAGTGTGTGTAGTCTGGATTGTCTGTGAAGAACCTGTCTTGGGGTCCAGATGCTAAAAGTTGAACACGTCCAGCCATTACTAGTATATTCACCTAAAATTTTAATCCAGCTAAACCACTTTCAATCCTAAGTATATTGTAATTGACTGCATATATACGGGTATGACTCGCAGCATCAGAATAGAATGGATTAATTTTAATTTTAAATAGCTTGTGGGATATACGACTCATGTTAACCTGCCCTGATGGGTAATGACGTTCTGGATTGAGTGAAAACGAATATACACCAAATGTGTAGTAGATGTTTCTTAAAGTTGGATGCTCAAATACGAATGGTGAATTGATATGATACTTTAGGGAGTGTTCATATGTTAGAAACTTTCCTCTTTGATTAAAAACAATCTCATTATTGAAACGGAGTTCTGCACTGACAATTTCATTCGTGTCAACTGGTA